GCCGTCCATTGCATAGGAAAATCCGTAGATGTTGTAGTTGTCGCAATCGCATGCGTACACCATTCCGGCATCCATATCGAAATCTTCAAGCCAGTACTGCTGGTACTCACCCCAGTTTTTCTGTACTGTCTTTTCCTGAAGAGCATCGCAGAGAGCTTTACGCATATTGGAAGACAGCTCAAACTTCGCAACACGCTCCGCCTCGGCCCGCTCCTCCTTTATTGCTTCAAACTTTTCACGCAGCTCTTCAAGAGAGAAATCGTCGAGCGAAAAATCCAGAGTGTCCTTGTCAATTGCGTACTCTTCAAGCAGATTCAGTTTTTCGTCCAAAACTCTTCCTCCTTCCGTATCGTAATCAGCATTTATATCAATCTCCGTTTCCGAAGCATTGACCTGAATTTCGCCCAGGGAGTAAGCCTCCTTGAGCTCTGCCATCATATTGTCCATCTTTTCTTTAAACGAACCGATGGAATACAGTTCAAGCTCGCTGCCAGCAAAGCACGGTCTTGCGCTCTCAAGCAGGCAAAGTGCTTGAAATTCGAAAGAGTCTACAACGACAGTATTCGAATCTTTATTTTTATGATATGCAGTTACATTAACCTCCATAGAGTGGTCGACCTTGCCATCAAGGTCATTAACAATATGGGAATATACTTCCTGCCGCTTCCATAAAATTACTGGAGAGATATTGAGGTACTCGTGGCTAACACCAGACGCATCGGTTGCTATCTCAAAAGTAGCAACAGCACTTTCTGGCACAACACCGCATGGTTCAGTCAGGTTGCGAAGACGAAGATTACCATCCTTGTCTGCAACAACTTCCATGTCATGAGACCCAATCTCGTTTTCCTCAATGTCATAATGGGCGACTATCGGTACGTTACGGATAGTAGGAAGAGCGGCCTCAATTACTTCCTTTGAAAAATCTGTTCCGTTCGGATTCTCTCCTGTATACATAACCCTGAGATTTCCGCATGCAAACGACTGATTAATATCTTCAAGGTTAGTAATAGAAGCGTCATCAAAACGAAGCTTCATCAAATGGTTCACGATGACCACCTCCAAATTTGTTTCTTTCCTTGCATCCGCATTGTCAAAACGTCAAAGTGTTAGATAATACAAAAGTGACGCCAAGCTTTTCAAACTCGTCGTCACTGTGCTCAAACACATAAATATTATTATCTTCATCAGCCTTCAATAAATTGTATGAATTCTCTATAAGTTTCTCTTTATCATCGGCGTTGAAGACGTATATAAATGAATACTCCATATTAGTTACCAATCGTCACCGTCTTCTCTAGATTGTTCCCCTGAGTCAGTGAGCTCGTCGATATCTTTTTCTGGAGCACCACCTTCGTCTGTTGCTCCCTGAGATTCTTCTTGCGCGGAAGAACTCATTTGAGAAGAACTCATAAGCGGCTTGAATAACTCGTGTATGCCAAGTACTTCATTCTCTAAGAAGCTCATACCGTCTAACTCAGCTTGGCCTATTCCTTGCGATGCAGCATAAGCGCTTACAGTTGGCAAACCGTACGTAGCGGCCTTGAGATATGCATCTCCTACTTCTTTTCTGTTATAAGTACTTACATCAAGGAAGTTTACTGTGAAGTTCTTCCCATAGCTCTGAGCCTGAATCAATCTATTGATTGCATCCTGAATGCTCTTTACTATCCCGTACGTAATTTCCTGGTCGTTTTTAATACTGAGAAGAAGAGCGTTCGCACTAGCCTTCTCATTATTAAACAAGAGGGAGGATACGCCTGCAGCCGTGAATAGATTTTGCTCCGCATTTGCAACCGTGTCGGTGTCAGCCGTATTAGACTTCTCAAAGCTGATCTTGGATAAATCCATCGGAGTCAGGATAGATCCTACCTCTTCAGGGAGTACAGAATCCAAATTCATCCAGAACTCTTTTGCCTTATCAAGATCAATACCCCAACTACCATCATCATCCATCGGAAGCTTCATAGCAATCATTGCATAGTTCTCAATAGCTTCCTTTGTCAGTTTGAGTTGCTTGTAATCTTCAAGATCAAATATTTCTCTGAGTAGCCCAGCAAACGGCGGGATCGCATAATCCATGATATCGGTATTGCACTTGATAGCAAAGGATGTCGGAGCGTCAAGCTCCACCCAGCGAAGCCTCTTGCTTTTCTTGTACTGGTTATACTTTGTAGTAAACTCTGCAGGATAATTCTGCAGAAGATCCCTTCGAGTATCAAAATACGAGAAGTCGAAAGTTACATTCGGCACATTGCCTTCAATCGAAGAAATAGCGCAGTAATCGCTAGGCAGCTGCTGGAATGTAATGCTATCGCTAGTTATCCATGTTGTGCAATAATACACATCTTCTCTGAGGCAAACAGTCAGTATCTTTGGGAACTGCGTTTTAATACTCATAGACGACAGCATATTCAAAACTTTTCTGTAGTTATTATTTGTCATCTTCTTGTTTGCCTTCCTCGGATCAATTCGATAAGGCTCAACAATATATGACAAATCGGACAACCCAACGAAGTACTGAATAAGGCGTCTGAAATGAGAGCTTGCGCCGTATATGTATATGACAGCTTTCCTTAACTGCTTTTCATATTTATATGGGTCTGTAAGATATTTTTGTATATCGTCTTTCGTAAATAAAGAAAAAGTAGGAGCATTAGTAACGTTATTAAGGTCTCTCGTTATTAGCCTATTTAATATGGCGAATCTTTGCGAGATACCAAAAACATTAGTAGGGAAGTCCTTTGGAGCAGACTTAGTACTAACTCCAGCCTGTTTCTCTGTTTCTGCCATTTGTAGCATTCACCGCCTTTCCCGTATGTGATGATGGTGGCTTGATAATAAAGAAATCAGAATTGTTAGAGTTACTGTTTCTTTTAACCATCCTATTCTCTAATTGCAACGCCACATAATAATTGTAAGACAAACTGGAATAGCGGTCTTTTCGCATGCCAGCCTTTTCAAATATTCTTACCTTGCCGCCTGTTTCATCATGCCTCAAATTGATTAATTCATTTATGAGCAATGTTGTGTGAATGTACGGCTCTTTATATTTTAGCTTTTCTGCTGGGTTCAATTGGTTGTATCCACGTACTTCGCTGAGTAGCTCGTCAGCGTCGTAGTCGTCAGCAAGTAGACGAATCTTCCCGCTTCTAAATCCTTCTCTTAATAGAACTGCGCAGTCTGAGTTCAGCTGCGCACTTGCTTTGATAGAGAAAATAACTTTATCAGCATTTGGAGATGAGCACCTGTCTGCCATTGTCTTGTCATTATAACAAGATAAGGCAGGGTAGACTTCTCCTGAGTCAGAATCGACTATGTCACGAACGAGACAATCGAACACGCCCAAACCTATACCATTCGTATCAAGCACAATATAGTCGCACTGATACTCGTCGTATAATTTCCTAATAGCCAGAGCTTGATCCTCTGTATGCAATCCTTCTGAAGCTTCAGCGTATACAATATTGCTTGTATATCGCCCAGCCTTCGTCGGCATCATCTGATTGATAAATATTGCCGTTGCGTCGTTGTGATTCTTTTTCGAAGACATCAAGGCGATATCGGCAGAGATGATTCGTATCTCTCCGTTTTGCTTCGGCGTTATTTTCAATTGGTTACCGGAAAGCTTAGAAGATAATCTGTCTGGACACATTGGATACTTTATCTTTCTATTCTTTGAGATTGACCCAAAATCAAAGAACGACCCATCGGACGACCCATAGAACTCTGCACAGTACTCCATAGAGAACTTAACCTCATTGAAGTCTGTTTCCGTCATTTCATCCTCTATCAGGCTTCTATCGAGTAAACCTTCAGCAAGAGATAATTGATACGGGAAGCCACACACAAATTGATGCTTATGATCGTCAAGCATATTAACAAAGATGTCTCGACACTTATTGAAAACCCACGAGTCCTGCCAGTAAGCCGATGTGAGATACATGATAATATTCTTCTCTTTGTCGTACTCTTTTTCTCGTTCTTCGGGAGTAAGTTCCGAATATCTTGGCATACGTCTCTGGGTTAAGAATTTCCTAAGGACAACATCAATCGTATTTGGGTTGATCATTCTGCATTCGTCCAGAAGCAGGACGTTTGCACGGTTACCACGGCTTGAGTCACTTGCCGTTACAACACGAATGAAGCTAGAGTTCTTAAATACTATTTCACAGATTGTGCCATTGATTTTGATGCTCTCTATTTCTGCTTCAAGCTCTGGTGAGTTTGGTATAAGCTCAAGTCGTATCTTGTCTATTACCGCAACGCCCTGACTACGTACACCAGATGCAACGCAGCACTTTGTACCAGGGTACAGTATGCATCGTACTGTCGCATAAATTGCGCTCAAGTATGTCTTCCCGATACCACGTGCAGCAATAAAAGCAAAAGTTGACGACAACATCATCATCGTCAACAGAATCTTTTGAAACAGTTTTAAGTTTACATGTAAATAATCGCGTACGAACCGCCATGGGTTGGCACGGTAGAAGGCTCCCCAATACGCAGCACCCTCTGCAATCTTATCCCGTTTTGTCACCTGAACCACCATTATCTTGGAAGATGTCATATAGCATCGTATCATCATCCTCTTCGTCGTACTCTGGCCGACTAACACGATACTTTTCTATTGCCTCTTCATATAGTTTGGAATGATTGTTACGGACACCAAGCATATGAGCAACATGCCCGTAAACCCAAGTAAGAACGTACTTTACTATTCCATCTACATCTCTCAGGCTATCGTCAATTTCAGGGAGCGGGCGCTCATCTTCCCAGCGCTTAATCCACACGCCAAGCGGTGTATTAGAAGAGCCGGACATATTGTCATCAGACTTCTTGACCGGCTTAACAAGAGAAGACAACAGAGAATTAAACGTTGACATCATCTTGTCAACAGCTCTGCCATCAGCTCTGGCCTTATTAATATCTATCTCAAGCATTACTATCTGCCGCAGCAGAGCGTCTGTGCTCATGTCCTGCTGAGTGTCTTCCATCTGTGATCTGTAGTATTGGAGCCGCTGTTCAAGCTCAATATACATCTCTGGTGTATACCCCGGCCCCCAGAACGCGACTACGTCCTCTGTTATCTCTATGGGAGGCAATTCGTGGACGATGTACTTCTGAGATGTCTGTTCGTCATCTTTGTCAGATTCGGCCTGAGTTTCATCTTCCTGCGCCTTCTTGGCATCAGGCGGGAGATCACTCCATAAGGTACCCATCTCTATTAATGTGTCATCATACGACTTCCCAGCGTAGTAGACATTGTTCGTCCGCTGTATGTAGAGAGACAGAATTGTCCTCTGCGAACTCTTTTTCTCTACATATTCATATACCTGCTCACTCCAGTAGAGATCGAGCTTCCTGCACATCTGTTTTACGGCAGCCTTCTGGTCACCGCATTGTTCGAGATATGAATTAAATAGGGAAGACACACACTCTTTGCATATTGGAAGATAGCCGACACCTTTATGGAGGGCAGCGTAACTGGTCTGAAAAGCAGTCTTTCTAGATCCGTAAGCTCTACCGCACCTCGGGCAATAGCACTTCTCGGACACCATTGACAACGACATTAAATGTCACCATCCAAACCGCTGAGGTCGGGCTCTTCCTCTTCAATTTCCTTGTCGGCAAGTGATAGCTCATATACTTTCGCGCACATGCGTAAGTCATTGCCGAAAGTAAACTTCGGGACGTAGCGTCCATCCGCTCTGACCTCTTCGCCTGTCTCAACATGCCGGAGTGTTCTTGGCTTGCGATACTTCAATCCTATCTCGCCGAATCCGCGAACGGATACATGGTCGCCTTTTTTCAGAGCTTCCCCAATTACATATAGACATGTGTTTATAACAGCGTCCACATCATCTACAGTAAATATTGCAGTCTTATCTTTCTTCTGGAGAACGAAATCCTTTTGATTCCCTTCATCATCTGATATATGGAATACCTGCTTCGGCATTGATATAGGCTTCCTTATATCATTTTCGCGCATTACAGAAGTAACACGCCTAACAAATTCCTTTCTATTCATTCAATCACCCTTTTGCTCAGATATCGCCGAATCCATTTTTGTCTGGGACGGAGATATCACCATCCTTAAAATACATTCCTATTTCTTCGTCAGCGTCAATATCCTTGTACACTCTAACCATATCAGCAGAGTCCCAACCAACGATGCTCTGAATAACACCGTCCGGGATACCGGCTCGAGCCAAACTTGTTGCATAATAATGTCTTAAGGCGTGCCAATAGAAATCATTCTGCTGTATATGAGAAAATGTTTCAGCCCAACTATTCAACATTGATATTCCGATATGCTCGTTAGGATCTTCCGGCAGCGGGAAGAGCCATTCACTCTCAATACCGCAACGCTCACGTTCTTCCATCCAAAGATCAAGGTATGGTTTAAACTTCTTTGCGAGTGTGTAGCATGGAATATATTTGCCGCCAGCGCGACCTTTTGTCTGTATTGGAGAACTCTTGTATAACGCCCCATCGCAGACAAGCCTGTCGTCTGTAAAGTCATCAACTCTGAATCGAGTGAGCTCAGCCTTTCTCCTGCCGCTGTACATAGCGAGAGCTAGGCAGCACGCTTTATTGTATTGCTGCTTATCAACAAGCTTAGATAACAACTCCTCAAGTTCTTCGTCTTCCCATACCGTCTTCTCCCTTACGGGCTGAAGCGGAGGGTTCTCGACCTTCTTTACTATGGATCGATACCCATCAAAGTCTGGGTCGTCATCCGATAGAATATTCTCGCAATAATTAGATAAAGAACTAATTGCAGCTTTAATTCTTCTAATTCTTGCACTAGAGTTACCATTAGAAACAAGCCAGTTCTGGAAGTTAATCAGGTCTCGCTTGGTTAATCTCTGAAAATCCTTGTTGTCAAAGTTATCAAGAATATATGTGAATAAAATTAACAGATCGCTATCGTACCCGGAGATAGTGCCAGAGCTTCTCTGAACAGACTTCAGATACATAAGAAACTCGTCCTTGAGCCGCATGTTGTTTTTGTTTATCAATGCGGTCTTTTCCGGGCTCGTGATTCTAGTCATCTTTGTCTTACGCCCCATCACGCTACCTCCTTGCTAAGATTTAAAGATCGACGTCGTAGTGACACACAATGCCAGTCTCGTCGCAAACACAAACCATCTGCTGTGGCTTTCCGTATATCCGCTTCTCTATACAGAACGAGTCGACTCCTTGGAAGCTACCGGCCATCACCGTTTTGATTCCCTGTATGACATCAGTCTGATTGTGATGCAGATGCCCGCAGAGCATTGCGTAGATCGGCTCTTTAATCATCGCCTGCAGCGCATGAGCCTTACTGGGCGAATCGTAGTCTCCATGCACCATCGCATAGTTTTTACCACGAACTGAGAATAACGATATTGTGTGATCAAGCTTGTGCCCGTCATCAATCAGAACGTTTTCAAAATTCTGCATTCTCGCGGACAGATACCACTCGACCACATCATCAAGTCGTTCGCCCGGCACAGCGTTATCTTTATTAGCTTCAAGCCTGCTATGATTCCCGGCGACGCTCACAAATCTAACGGTGTTGAAGTGCCCACTCAATTCTGCCAGAAACTCTGCTATGAGTTCAGAAACACCCATAAGCTGCTGGATCACATTCTCTTTGTTCGTTACCTGAATAGATCTATGTATATTCCCACTGATCAGATCACCCGCGCACCACACTATGCAATTCTCGCTATTATGTGTGTTTGCAATGCTTATGATCTTATCGAGATACTCGCTCATCATGTGAGCACATATAGTAGAATTATACCTGCACCACGCGTTATCTATGTTTGCTCCGTAGTGTATGTCGTTCAATGATATGAGCAAATCATTGTTGCCATACTTATGAATTCCTTCTTCGTAAATAAGTTCAGGAAGATCGCCGTTTGAAATGCAGTTCTCAATTATTTCGTTAAGCTCCTCTTCTCTGGAACGGTCGCGAAGCATTTTTGTAAAGGCCATTCTTTGGTCATAAAACTTCTGACGTTCCTTTGCGAGTTCCATCTTTTTGTTTTCAAGCTCAGTTATTATATCAATATTTGATTTAGAAACAGCGGTATCAAACACCTCGCTATCCATAAGCTCAAGTGTATGTTTACTGCCGTAGCACATTCTCCTAGCTACATCGCTTGAATACGGTTTGCCGTATACCGCTTCTGCAAGTTCAGAATAGTCTATATCTGCGAGTGTCTTATCAACGAGCTTTCCGTATATGAGCCTCTTATGATAATCAAGATCTGACTCTCCGTCACGTCTTAATAATTCGTCTGCAGCCATTACTTGCGATTGCCCCAATTTTTCTTATTATCCTTTTTGCGCGGCGGATGATCCTCGACAACATTCTCTCTGCGCAGGTCTCTAAGAGCCTTCATCAGATACGGCTCTTCAACGCAGTAGTAATGTCCACGGTGTGACCGCTGAACCATCGTCCTTACAAACTTTACTTTCTGGTACCTTTCGCTGAGTTCTTTCTTCTCAGACTTTGTAATGAGTACTATAAAAAATCATTCCTTTTCTTCAATAATAGGGGAGAAGCGTATTCTCCCCTTCATTTAAAGCACCTCATCAAATGTGCAATTTTCCCCTGTGGCACAGGACAATTTAGTGTTTTATAACTTTCAAAATATTGCGTTATGTACTAATGTTTAAAATCATTAAGCCCGATACGACCGCATCACCGAGTCGATTCTCTGTTTGATCGCTATTTCAGCCGCACAGTTCTTGCAGTATTTTTGCTTCCGCTTATTCCTTGGATCATTGTACTTCGTTACTATCCCGCAGTTTGCGCACTCAAAATACGGCTCGCCGAGATACTTGAGATACTGATACCCTAAGTTCCTAAAATCACTGACCTTGATAACGGTATCTCCATCTTCGATGAA